GTGGCGATGAATTTCTTCACCGAAGTCTCAGCGATCAAGGCAGCCTCTTTCATGCCCGACAGATCAATATTTCCAGTGCCGAGTGTTTCGGCCGTCTTAGCTAAGGCATCTGCACATTGATCCTTCACCAGCGCGATCCCTGGCTTCAGAAATGGTCTTGCTGGAATATGCGCGGCCGGCGAGCCCTTCTCATGGATATAGGCAAGCGTGGCGTTATTTATCTTGTCGCCCTTGCGGGTCGCCTTATTTTCAGGAACCCCGACAACAACGACCTTTTTCCTGAGCTTTTCCAGGTCGGCGAGGAATGTCTTGAGGTTGCTTTTCTCTTTCAGCATACGCAGCCTCCCGCGCCCAGCCTGCGCATGTGCTCCAAATACATCCGCCCGTACTTCGTCTGGTTCCAGTGCCCGCCGTCTTTGATGGCCGTGATTGCGGTGTCGTAATTCACACTCACAGATCCGATCGTCTTGGACGACACCACACCACCACCGCCAGCACCCGGTGAAGCGCCAGTTGACGCGGACAAAGAATCATTCCGAGCCAGCGTGATGTAATGAGCAGTCGCCAGCTCGGAAACGGTTAAATAAAGATTCCCTGCCCGATCTTTGGAAATCGACAGCTCCGCAGTAGCCGACCAGAATTTGATCATCGAGTCGGGGTAATCCTCGACTTTTGAAAATTCTGTGAAGTCTTTGCGGAACTGTTCGATGTCCATCGATTACATTCCGTCTCTGTAAATCACAGTTTCGGGATAGCAGAATTCGACCTGCCCAAGTGCCCAGTAATAAGGCACGGTGTAATGAATTCCATCCACCGGATCTTTGTTTACCGGGAACATCTGGATCTGCACAATGGGCAGACGGACGAATTGGGGATCTTTGTAATATGCAACCATTCTCTGGGATTTGTTTTTGCCAACATCATCAAGCCACTTCACGCGCTCGATGCTGAGCGTCTGACCTTCCTTGTTGCAGATATTATTTTGCAACAAGTAGGTAAGGATGCTTTTCTCGCCAAGATCAGAAACCATTGTGCTCGTGATATAGTTGTAAGGATCGGGCGCAAGGCGCAAGGTGTTCGGGTATCGGGCGAATCCTGCCCTTTTAGCACAGGCCGCCAGCATGTCATTGAGATCAAAGAGTATTTCCTTGGGTGTCTTTTTCGTCCAGAGCGGAGATCCGCCGGCACCATTAGCAACATCCTGCCGGTTGATAGTCGGGCAGTTGAAAAGACCAAACTGTTTATTGAAGGTGTCTCCAACATAGGCTTGCTCATCACAAGTCTGCTGGTAAAAAATCTTCACGCCCCGGGTTTTTTGCTGGGCGATATCTTGACCACACCTTTTCGAAGCTTCCAGCTCGAATTCGGTGAAATGCACACCGGCTCCCAGCTTGCCCACGGGGCCCACGATCTTTTCCGCATCAACGCTGATGCTTGGCAGGCTTTTGGAGCTACCGGTCAGCCAGGGTTTTCCTTGGGCAGTCTGAGCGCCCATAATTCCGTAGGAAATGCGATGATAACTAGTTGCCTCATCGGCAAAAGATATATCCTCGCGTGTGTCGATATCTCTCGACCACGTGAAATCCGTGAGTGGCTCCTTCATAACGGGATCAAGTTTTTCCAGTTCGTGAATGAAAGCTGCAATTGTACCCATTGTAATTTCTCCTTATTCCATCACGCGGATTTCGGTGATGTTGTCGGCATCTTTTCCTTCAACGGCCCAAGTAACGGTTGGCAGAAGCACGTTGTTTACACCATCGGCGTCGGCTTCCAGATCGCCTATGGCCTTGCCTGCTGCAGCAACAACGCGCATATAAACAGCTCCGCCCATTGTCGGGGTTCCAACCGTGCAAAGAACGCACAGATAACCCACCTTCATGATCATTTGGATTCTCTTGGAATCTGGCCCCTGGCTATTTCCGCCTTCATCGGGCGATCCGCCGTACGAAGGAGCCCTCCGAACGAGGAAGCCCTTCACGGAATCAGCCTTGTCTCCGGCTTCAATCTTTGCCCACAGTCCGCCAGCAACGATTTTTAATGGAACGCCGAAAGCGGTCGGAGCTCTGGATTCATCCAGTTTCTGAGCTTCATCATTCAGAAATTCGTTTCTGGTAATGTCGCCAGGCACTCCCGAAGGCATACGTTTGTAAAATACTGATTTAATCATTTCAGCCCACCTTTCTCTGTTTTGCCCAGAAGTCGGCATGTATTTCGTTCAAGGACTTGTCATTTCTTCCGGAATCGTGCGTGCGGTGTACCTGCCCCGCTTCAGCTCTGCGGATCTCTTTGATCTGCTCGGCCGAGGCTCTGAACAGGATGTCTAGCTCGCCTGCGGGCATGGCATCGAAAGTCTTGCCTGAAGCGATTCTCTCGATCACTTCCTTGCCCTGCACTGTCTTCATTGCGCCTGAGAGCGCGGCCTTTTTGATGTTCCCGTCTCTGGCGACACCAGGGCACAGGATCTCAGCCCGGGAAATAGTGTCAGCGTCCGGCGCGGCGTCCTGTACCTTCCCGTTGCAATCTGCGGCCGGCGCAGCGGCTGCGGCCTTGGCCTTTTCGTCTTCTTCGGCCTTTTTCTTTGCCGCATCGGCGACCGCCCGATCGCCTTCAATGGCCGCGAGCTTGTCTTTCAGCTCTTTGAATCCGGCCAGCTCTGCGGCGAGCTCGTCGAGCCGTTTTCCAATGGCTGCAAGAGCCGCTGAAATGTCCAGCTCATCCTTCTTCTCGCCCTTCTTTGTCTCTTCCGGCGCGGCATCGAAGGCTTTACCGAGCGCCGTGGTTGCCGTCACGCAAGCATGAACAGCTTCCTTCAGTTCTTTCCACGTCATTGTGATTTTCTCCTTTAAGGTTTCTGGTTTAGAATCATGGACGGCGCACTCCGGCCCACTCCGCCCCTTTTTCAACAAGGCAACATGATTGATTCTGATTTCGGTTTGCTTCGCCTGACCCGGCTGGATCTGGCGATATCGGCTCGTGTAGGAAAGGCTCAATTCCTGGTATTCTTTATTTCTTACAACCTGGATTGCTTCGGCATCGCAAAATAAAAGATCGGCCAAGAGCTTATCGTTATCAGCGCCAGCACCAGGCCGGACATTCTGGATCGTGCCTACTGAAATCAGTTTCCAGTTGTCTGGTGATATGAATCCATCAACGTACAAGGCAGGACTGGGATGCCCAACGGCGAGCGGCTTACCCGTGGCGCTGGCGATCGTCGCGGGGTCGTGAATGTCTTCCACAGCCCGGGAAACAAGAACCTTTCCATCGGGGCCTGGAATGATATTTACGGGCATTTCAGAGGCGAGGTATTCGAATAATCCAGCGCGGGTGATTGCTACATCGGAGCAGAGGAGATATCCCTCGGGCGTGATGGCCTGATGATCGGAAAGTTGGACGGGGCAAAAGAATTGCTCCAAAAAATCCCCTTATACTCCAACCTCCATTGGATGAATAAATCGTAACAATTTTATTTTTTATGTCAAATCTTTTTTACGGACGGGTGGAAATGCAGAATTCCGAGAGGTAAATATTATTTGCATTCATTCTGTATGTGGTAATATTTTCCATACAGAGTGAAAATATTTTTATCAGCGAGGTCGGCTCATGGAGGGAGACGGCAAAAGGAATTATTTAAACGGTAGACCTCCGCCTCCTTCAATCGGCAACAAGCTGACAATCATCCTGCCCATGGAAATTACAAACTATCTCGATCATCTCGTGCTGGATATCCGAGCCAAGACAAGGCGGAAAATCAGAAGAGCTGAGATCATCCGTGCAATCATTCACGGTGTCATACAGTCCGGGATCGACTTGACCGGCTATGCCAACGAAGAGCAAATATCCAAAGTGATACAGGAAAGCATCACGCGGCCACCCATCCGTAAATCAATCAAAGACATCATGCGCGATAAGATGCAGGCGATATACGATGACCTCGTACACGAGAATCCCGACCAGGAACCCGAAGCATGGGAATACATCAAGAATCAAGGCGCTGAAGGGATTGTCAAAAGGCTGAAGTGAAGAAGCCAAGACGAAAGAAAGAAAGAATCATCGAAGGCCCCATTAACTGGCCTCCCGTGCTGCTACGCGAAGGAAAACATCCAGGCACGATGGAAGAGCACAACAGCGCGGCCGGATGGCATGACGCAGGCTTGGAAGAAATCCGGCGTGCTGAAATAGCAAGTGGCAAGCCCGACACACTGCGAGAAATACTTGTCCGGAAGCTGCAAGAGGCATACGAGGAGATCGCCCAGCATTACAAGGGCCTGTCCACGTACTACCAAATCCCCTATTACATCGTCATGGAGCTTTTAATCATGCTGGAGCCGTTCAAAAAGGGCGGCAAGCGTGACGATGGAAAGAGTTTGTACCCGGAGTTTATGTATAAAACCATTGGATTAAAACCGGAGAGATTATTATATAAAAATATAATTGACGTGAATCGCAGATTAAGCCCGCTTCATGATCCTGTTATGAAGAAAGATTTATTCGCACAATACAAAGACGAAATCTTCGATAGTTTGCGCTTCTGGCTTTTGAAATTAATCGAAAGCAACCCGGGAGCGGACAAAGAGGTGTTGAAGAAACATGCACAAAAAGAACTTCTTGGCGTGATTGATTTAATAATCGAGCATATTCTTTCAATGCTGCCTGATTGAAATAACAGGCTCAGAAAAACACCGGCACCGGGGAAATTCGCCTGGCGCGTGTGCGCCTTCGTCCCCTACTTCCGGCGGATCTGAATATGAAAACGTCTCACCAGCCATTGACCGCTTGATCAT